TTATCGTTGCGGAATATTTAAATACCAGCGTTTATCATGAAAATCTTGCGCTCCACCTTTAGTATTTCCCTCTGGATCATTCGTTGCACGCATCATGACATAGACTTTCTTATTAGGAAAATTACGCATATTGAAAGATACATGATAACCAACATTTCCAGAAGTATTATAAGCTTGATTTACATCTGGTCTATAAATTCCATCAGCTCTTACTCGAGCTAATTCTTTTCCAGTATTGTAGTCCATAATGAAAATATACTCGTATTTATAGTTAGCAATGTGCCATCCAGCGACATGCAAGTTTGCGTTTTCGATTTCTCCAAACTGATCAATGTGGGCGTAATTTGTTCCATCTGTTAGTGTAGGATTTGCAGCGCCTGCTCTAGTTGGATCAATGACTGGTTTATCATCTGAAGTTGTCGGATTGTCATCTGTAAATCCATGAGCTAAATCATAGGCTAGTTTTTCTTTACTTACGCCCATTTCAGAAAGATAACCGTAAGGATCTGTATGATCGCCCCAAATATTTTGCGTTACCCATAAATGCGATTTGATTCCTGGTTGGTTATAAGGAGTGTCCAATGTTAATGGAATACCATATTTCATTGCTGAATCTCTAGCCAATTCAACATATGCTTTATAGTTCTTTTCAAAAGTTGCTTTATCGTGCGTGTGTTGTAACTCAATCTGCACAGGACTGTTAGCATTAGCATACGAACCAGCACCGTACTGTACATAACCAGGTTGACCGACTTGATAAACAGTTCCGCCGTCTCCCACAATATAAGCAGTGTAAGCACTAGTCCATGAACGTTTCATATACTGCGCTTCATTGCGCCCTGTTGCTGTTTCGTTAGCTGTTTCATGCAGTAAAATATACTTATTATTCGCTACTTGAGAGCTACCTTCGTTTGGGCCCAAATTAAATTCATTGTTAATAGTGTAGGCAAAAGCATTCGAAGGCAATAAAAAAAGAGCCGTTAACAGGCTCAATGATAAAATGATTTTCTTCTTCATTTGTTTCCTCCTATTTTTTCAAATTATAAGCCGACACACCAGTGATAACACCTAAAAACGTCGCTACTGCATTGATAGTGAGTACTGTCATATCTGTTCCATTCCATCCATACGCTTTGCCTAGTGTTGCAACTAATACAGATGTAGCTGGCAATACTGTTAAAACTGTCCATTTAATGACTTGATAATACTTATCGGGTAAAATCATTTTTTCGCTTCCTTTATAGTTTAGTTAAGAAATAGCCAATGATTGTAATGCCTAAGCCAATCATATAGCCCCAAGCCCATTTATTATTGTTCTTCATTTCCTTGATGTCTTCTGCATTGTTTAGTGCTACTGAATAGGCTTTATCTGCCAAATCTTTTGCACTATCAGCCTTTTCTCTAAGTGATTCGTAGTTGTCTAATTTTGTTTCAATTCTTACTAATCTCTCCACAACGTCTTGGAGCGCTTCTTCTTTCATGTTCCACCAACTTTCCAACAAAAAAACGCATCAATTAAGATGCGCTCTCTTCTTTGCTAATGATTTCATCTGCTTCTTCGTCTGTAATGCATAGTGGAACAAATTCACGAACTTGATCGTCAGTAAAACAGCCCCAATCATACATCATTTTCACATCGCTAAAACTAAACATACTACTCACCTCCCTTTGAAGCTGGATTTAGTTGCTCTTTAATTTCTTTAATATCCTTGCTGTTTTGAAGCGAAGCAAGCATTGTCTTTGAATTGATTTGTGCTAAACTGTCAGCTTTTTCTTTCAAGGCAGTGTTTTCCTGTTTAATTGCTACATCGTTTAGCATGAGTTTGGCATTTAGCTGTTTTAGATTGTCGTTTTCATGTTCCAGAGCCTCGTACATCGCTTTGAGATTGTTTAAATCGTTGTGATCCAGTGTGTTCGCTAAAACAATCCATTGGTTCAATTTAGGATCAAACATCTGATCAGCGATCGTTAACGGTTCGCCATCAGCACGTACCCCTTCAAGTGGAGGCTGATCTGTGTAAGGAACGGATACAAGCATGTCGTCCAATACTTTTCCTGCGTACTCTCCGCCAGTACGTCCATATTTCCAAATATCTTTCATTTATTTCACTCCTAGTCTATATAGTATTGAATTGGCGCTAAAAACAAGTTGACTGTTCCCCTAAATGAAGGTAGACCGCAAACGCCGTTCGGTCGGATATAAGCCATCCCGCCATTGTCTAAAGTATTGCTACTTTGTGGTGGTAACAAGAATTGATACTCATAATTATCAGTTGGATTACTTGGTCTAAATCCTTCTGGAATCGTACAAAAATCTTGTGTACTTAGCGTGCTACCTTTTAATGATCCACGGAACATTACTAGTTTTCCAATTCTCCTGATTTGTCCCTGTTTGTTCCATGAGTGACCATTGATTGCTGTTAGATTTACCCACCCAGTATCTTCTAGAACTGTTGCAACTTCTTTACCTGCAATCTGTAACCCATCCTCAAAGTTTTTTAAACCTTCAATTGACTGCGGTTCGGTCAAACTAACCGTATTATTCAAGCCTTTTTCAGTATATTCAGGCATGATGTCCCAGCTGTAATCATTGGGATTGTTGCTGTCTTTCAAGCCTTCACCGAAGTATTTAAACTGACTAATATTCGGAGTTCTAGTGTCACCTTTTTCAATCTTGAGCCAGTCAATTTGAACAGCGCCTAGTGATGTATTTGGATATTGATAGACTTGCAATATATTAGTAGCACCTGCATCAATTGCATCTTGACCTACAGTGAATGTAAGTTTCCACTCATCTGCTTTACCTTCCACTGGCTTCATTGTTCCAACTAATTGAGTTCCGCTCATGATAAATACTGTAAAACTTTGAGTAGCAGGTTTAGTAGCCTTCATCGTAAGCGTATATGTTTGTCCAGCTTCATAATTTTCTATGTTTCGTTTATTGTAAAGTAGATAGTTAGATGTACTTATTGGAAACACAGTAGTAGGGTCAGCAATATTCTCACCCAAAGGCACCTTACTCAAACAATATGGCTCATCAAGTAGATTTGGCTGGTATGGGGTGGCTGTTGCGCCTTTTTCAAGTTTGATATTTTCAAGTAATACACTCCCCACAAATGGATCTGTACTAGTTGTGTGTACTGTCAAATACATTCTGTCGAATTCTTTAGGGTTTGTATTTGCACTAGAGTTTGCATTAATGAACACTTTTGTTTTTTGTCCTGGAACAGCATTACTAAATGTCATATTAATAACGCCACTCCCACCAGGAGCTTTTCTGTAGTACATCCTCAAATTATCCAAACTACCACTATATCCCTCTAAAATAGTTGCATCGGCACTCATGGTATATTGGGTATTTGCTAAAAGTGCTGGCATATTTATTTTGCTATATGCAGAAGTCATTCCATCAGTTTCCGTAAATGTAAATTTAATCGTACTTCCTACTTGTTCTACTGATCCGCCTGTAGGTGCGTTAAAATCGCTCGCTTTTAAATTTGGCATTAAATTCGGATTCCCACTATAATCATAGTCACCGAAGTCAATGCTGTTACTGTACATCTTTTTCAGCTTGCCGAGATCACCGATTTGCTGATTGGTTTGATCAATACGATCATTTGCCTTATCAATGTTAGTATTGAGAGTTGCGACATCTTGATTGGCTTTCGTGATTTTGTCGTTTGTGTCTTTCAGTTTCGCATCAATCTGCGTTTCAGATTCCGCAATTTTCTGATCAATCTCTTGCTTTCCATCAGCTAGAATTTTTTCGATTTTATCAATAGTCTGACTGAAACCATTGAAATAATAATCTTCTAGTTCTGGTGTACTATCATCGATTGGACTGCGTTTGATATAAAAAGTAAAACGACCAGCTGTATCTAACGAGCGGTCGTTTGGAAAATCAATATATACGCTACCTTCTACGGTGCCTACGTATCCCAGTATATTATCCTCTAACACAATAGAAACAATCCCATTCACAGGATCTTCAATTGTCGCTAGATAGTCATGTTTACCATAACCACCTTCTGCCGTTGCAGATTTGAACATCAAGCGAATCGGAACAGTTGTCCCTTCGGGTAAGCTTTGAGGGATGCCGTTTTTCCGAACTAACTTCATTCGAAGCTTAGCTGTTCCTCGATCATGCGACCAAAAAACAACATTCGTCCTGTTTGGACTAGTGGCTTCTGCTTGAATTACAATGATCGATTCATTTGTTTTATAGACCATTAACTTAACACCTGCCCTTTGGATATAATTAGCCCATTGCCACTGATGCTTGTTGGTGTAGTTGCAAATGCTGCGGAAGCCGTACCTCTAACTGTAGCATCTTCACATTTAATACCGATGTTATTTCCTGAACCATTTAGACCTGCTAATGCTTCTGACATAAGCCTTACACGCAAAGCGACATCTTGATTAATAAATGTAGTATTACCATACATGTTTAATTTCGATACGCCACCAACATAAATGGCATTGTATCCCAAAGATTTTGTATTCTCAGAAAATTTACATTTATTTATCGCCATATAGCCAGATTGCTCGTTCATGATTCCGTATCGGTTACCACTTGGATCTATCGGAGCGTTTACAGTATCAACTATTTGAATACCAGAAATCTGTGTGTAACCTACACACGCGGTTGTCGCTAAACTCCTTACTCTTACTGGCAAATCTGAAGTTAAGGGGTTTATACTACTTATATCATTTATTGGTTTAATCATTAAGGAACGATAAGACAGCCCATTAATTACCACGTCTTCCAAATAAGCACCATCATCAATCCAAATAGTGATCGGAGAAGCAGTTATCAACGGAATGGTATTCACAGCTGTTTGGATAGTAGCATAGGGTTTTTCTTCTGTGCCATCACCAGTTTGGTCACTTCCGTTTTTCGAAACATAAATACCGATCGGTTCGTTATATCCGCCGATAATTTGTTGGACAGAGCTATTCAGCTGGTCTAACTCTTCTTTTTGATTGGATGCATCATTTGAAAGCTGACTGATTTCTTCGTCCGATTGATCTTCATGCGCTTTTAAACGAGCTTGTAGTGTTTCAAAGGTTTCTCCTCTATTGTTTACTCTCGCATCCACTACTTCGTTAGGAGAATCACCGCCTGAATGAAGCACGAGATTATCAATACGACTGTTTGTTGATTTATCCTGATCAGACAATTTCTTTTCAAGATCATTGAGGTAGTCAATGTTTTGATTAAATTTCTCTTTCCATTCCGTAGAGATACGGTTACCGATTAATTTTAATAACCCCATCAAATCACTCCTTTCTGCGTCATTTCAGCAAGTATCGCTGTCATTGTTTTCTTTGTGTTGCTTAATGTGATTTCTGGCGGCTTATTTGGTATCGCTGGATACGTCTTGATTCCTACCACTTGAATATAGGTATTGACACCTAACGGCTCATAGACAAACGCCACGTAATCGCCCTTATTAGGCTCTACACGCCATTTCATAGTAACTGTGCCAGTGATTGTTGGATAGTCTTGCAAGTCTTGTTTCAAACGTTCTAGCATGTTCCCTGAAACGGTGTAACGATCATCACTAACTGGACTTTGGACACGTATACCCCATTTTTCCGACTGCTTACTTGTATATGTGATTGGCGTGAAGTAGTAAGTATCGTCTTCCTTTTTCTTCCCAAATCCTTTTATCTGTGTTTTCAAATTCAAAGTATCAATATCAAATTTCACGGAATCGGTATTGTATTTGTAACGTATTTGTTCTTCAGTTTTTTTACCATATTCTGAACGAGGGAAGAAAGTAAGGTTTTTGTTGTCCGGAATCACTATCGCATCATAGTCTTTCAAAATTTCTTCAACCAGTTTCAAATAGTTCCCATTCCCGAAGTTTTCTTGTTCAACTGGCAAAAACTTCTTGTTCGGATCTACAACATTCCATGTAAATCCACGGTTATCAGGTTTGAAAACATGCGCTAGCAGTTGGTTGATAGAGCGTGTTCCTGTGACTGTGTCGTACTGAAAGCCATCTTGCATGGTGTAGTAAATGTGCGTGGCTGTAACTGTTTTTGTGATTGCTGCCCCTTCGGCAGAAACGCCCATTTGTTTTACGATAAACTCTTGTCCATTGAAAAATACTGAATTTTCATAATCGACTAAATCAAAAGCCAATTCATTGAATTTTGTTTTGACAATAGTGAACGAAATTTCCCACGTTTCGTTCTCTTGCCAATTTTCAGTAAATGTACTTTTATCGTAGTCAGTCAATATTTCTTTTTTTGTTTTCTCGTAGTCTTGGATAAAAATATCTTTCAAATTCCCACCTACTTATACAAAAAATTGAAGTCCCATTTTGACTCCACTCTAGTAACATTTTGTATTTCAATTTCATTCGTTCCAACCGCTAACGTTATCAAACCTAAATTCGTGTCAATTCCGCAATTTACACCGTTCAACTTCGGATAAACACGGTCTAAAGTCAAAGTTTGGCCTAGCAACGTAGAAAACTTGGGATAGTAGATGAATCGTTCCCCTGTCGTTTTGTTGAAAATAGTCACGTTGCCTTCTGATTCACCTTCCAAAGTGATTTTTAGAGCATGTTCACGTGGATCAATAGCAAAATCGCCAGCATTATAAATGATAAAATTACTGGTTCGGTGCGTATACTTATAATCTTCCGCAACTAGACCTTGTGAAAATTGCCATTCATTAGACAGTGAAAAATCCAATAACGTGGAAGCCATCGATTCGGAACAACCTCTAAAAACAGTGAAAGTTGCCTTGTAAGTTGCGTATCTTAGACCAACTTCATTCACTTCTACTGAGTTAGGACGGACAAAGTATTTTTTGCCCGGTTCTCTATCTGTAAAAACATAATATCCTTCGTCATCGAATAGAAACGCATATAATTCAGTTTCTTTTAGTTGATAGTCATACATATTTTTGAATTCAGCATAAAATTCCACTTCGATAGTGAACGATTTGAAACTTTTTTCGACTTCTCTCGAACCGTTTGACCCTGAAAATTCTTGGTATTCTACATTTAGTTGTGGTGCTTTTCGTGCAAAAGAAATACACTCTATGCCCAATTTTTCTTTTAGAGATACTACCTCTTGATTTTTTATGAAGCGAAAATCGATTAAATAGCCATTCACTTTATCCCTCCTAACCTGTTGTATATAGCGAACGTTTCAACTGGTTACCTAAGTATCCATTTGTATTGTCTGCAATTGCTTTACCATCAAGTTTGACACTTGTGTCTTTTGCTAAAAGTTTAGATAGCAAGTTATTCTGCTGAATCATCAGTGAAACTAATGTTTCTAACGTTCCGCTCGAATCGCTACTATTATTTAGGCTTTTTGGTTTTACTCCTAACTTATCTTGAGCAATCGCAAGCAACTGCATCGCTCTTGATCGTTTAGCCTTATCTAACGGAATAATAATTTCTGGCTTGTTTCCTTCTGCGATTTCCGCAATTTGATGTTGGTTTACAATTCCACCGTTTGCGTAACCAACTCCACGATAGGCATTTGTTAGTGAGCCATATCTTGATAGTGCGTATCTGATTGAAGCTAAGATGTTAGATAGTGGGTCAAAAATATTGCTGTTGAATCCTGGCATTGCATACTGTCTGAATGTTGGGTCAATCACTTGGAGCAACCCTTTTGATGGTGTTCCATTTTTGGCGTTAATATCCCAATTGTTAACTGCATTAGGATTACCATTTGACTCTGTACGCATTTGATTTAGTAATGCATTTAAGTTTGCAGTACTGTATTGACCGGTCATTTTCAACGCTCTAATTGCTACATTGCGCCAGCGTTCTACCCCACTGCCTCCCACGCTATCTCCTGAAATTTGAGTGTTTTGTGGGTCTTTCACACCGTTCAAATGCACGTGGTCGTAGTGGTCACCATCAGGCCATGTCTCCCATGCACCAGTTGCTGGTTGACCTGATTGTCCTGAACGGTCACGAACTTTGCCATTTGTGATAACATAGCCGATTTTGTTTGCAAACTTCTCAAATGCGTAATTGGCTGCTTCTGTATATCTAGGGGAACCATTCACGACTCCCGGTAGCGCAATATCAATTGCGTTGTGCTTTCCGTGTGAGTATGGATCGCCTTCACGATAACCTGATGTTACTTGAAAGCCTGGAAACTTCTTCATTACTGCAACTGCAACGTCCGCCAAGTATTTGTAAACGCCTTGCATGCCCATTGAAGTGTCTAAACTGCCACTGCTGAATAGTTCTGTGATTTTGTTCGTCAATGCTTCGGTAGCCTTGCTTAGAATACCTTTACCAACATCTAAAGGATATTTGACAAGCCCTTCCAGTACGCCAAGACCATTTAACACTTTCCTAGCCAACGCTCCCGGGTCTGTTACAAAATCCCAAACATCTCCAACAACATTTTTGAGTTTGTTACCTACATTACCAGCAAAACCTTTGACGTTGTTCCATAGATTTCCGAAAAAGCCTGTACCTTTGGCGTATCTATATCTTGGTGCTTTGTTTCCAGTCATATAAGCCGTTTCTTCAGCTGTTAGAACGTGTGTGCCTTTTGGTGCATTCAACACTACGTTTCGCCCTCGTGGGATAAATGCTTGTCCGTTAGGTGTGATTACCGCTTCAGCACCTCTACCGTCATTTACCATCATAGGCCCGCCCGGATGACCTCCGTTTGGTGTTCCTTTTGCGTATTGTGGCACTTTCCATTCTTCGAGTTTGTCAGCACCCAGTTTTTCTAGTACCCATGAAGCTCCATGGATGATTGCGTTAACTGGTTTACCTATCGCTTTAAGTGCTGCGTTGAAAATACTTTTGAACGCATCAACAATGGCATTTTTACCGCCAATAATGGCATCCTTCATCTTCTTCGGTAGTTCTGAAAACCAATTGAATACCGTATCAATACCTCTACGGAATGTGTCTTTGATACCGTTCCAAAGGTTACCGATTACATCAGAAACTTTGTTCTTCAATTCAGTTGCTTTGTTGAAAATGTTTTTTACCCAACCGACTACCTTATTCCAAGTGTCTCCAACACCATTGCTGAAGAAGTTTTTCACGCTGTTCCACAAATTTTTGACTGTGTTCACAACGCTGTTCTTCATTTCAATGAATTTATTACCAATCCATGAAGCCCATTCTTTTATTTTTTCCCAAAGCCATGACATTACTGTCCACCAATCTTTAAAACCTTGTACTAGTCTATCTATGATTGGTTTAACAATGTTCCATACTGTCTGAAATGCTTTATTTACGATATTTCTAAACGTTTCGGATTTTGTATAAGCTACTACCAAAGCGCCTATTAATGCGCCAAGGACTATAACGATTCCCCCTGTTGCTAATGATAGCGCACCGAATATAGCAGATACTGCTGATAAACCTTTGATAGCTACAACAATTCCAGTAATAGCTCCTGCCAACCATGTTAATGGTTCTCGATTATCAGATATCCATTGAACAAAGTCTTTTATATCATCCACAATGTTTTCTATTTTTGGAATTGCTTCCTCTATTTTTTTAGTAACTTTATCAATGAAACCAGTGATATTTTCAACGCCTACTTTGTCTATGATACTTTGTAACCCATTTATTACAGTAGATTTCATCTGTTCCCAAGAACCACTCAATGTATCTGTGGAAGTAGCTGCTTTAACTGCTCCGTCATTCATACCTAACTGTACAATCGCTTGGTTAAACTCATCAGAAGTGATTTGACCTTGCGCCATTGCATCACGGAAGTTTCCTGTATAAGCTCCGTTTTTCAACATAGCGTCTTGTAACAGTCCTGAAGCACCCGGTATCGCATCTGCTAATTGATTCCAGTTTTCAGTTGTTAGTTTCCCAGCTCCTGCAGTCTGCGTTAGCATCATGGCAACGGATTTGAATGTATCACTAGAACCGCCTGCAACGGCATTCAAGTTACCTGCCGCCTTGGTTAGTTCTGTATAGTTAGGAATCCCGTTAGATGCCAATTGTGCGGTTGTGTTCAGAATTTCTTCTAAACCATAAACCGTCTTATCGGCGTAGTCTTTCATTTCTTTTTTCGAGCTTTCTATCTGTGACTTCCCAAAGTTAGCAAACTCCATGGTTTTGGAAAACTTCATCAATGAATCCGATGCGTTTACTGCTTCGCCAACCAAGCCTTGCACGCCACTTACTACACTGCTAATAGCGTTATGCGCTAATCCAGCAACTGCACCAAACGAAAATGCGCTTTTTAGCGAGCCTAATTTGTCTTTTAGCCCATCCAGTTTCCTAGCTGACCTTGTGGACTTGTCGCCAAAATCTTCTATTTTTTTTCCTGATTGATCGCTGGAGCTTTTGAGTGCTTCTAATTGCCTGCTAGATATTTGGCTTTGTCGTTCTAACTTTTCTAATGCCCTTTTTGCATCTTCGGTTTCATTTGCTGAATCGCCAAACTCATCAGCCATCAGTTTCACAACTTTGCGCTGTTCTTCGATAGCTTTCTCGGATAATTCCGTTTGTTTGGCAAGCCCTTTTTGTTTTGCTTCAAACGCACCAGATTCATCACCAGCGGCTTTCAACGCTTTGACTTCGGCGTTCATTTGCCGTTCATTTTCTTTGATTTCATTAGATAAATCATTGACGGCTGTTTTGGAATACACCAATTCTTTTTTTGTGTCGTTCAACTGGCGACTGTAAGCATTATATTTTGCGGTAGCATTGTTTATCTGTGTGTTAAGGTTAGCAACTTGTTTCGATTCCTCGCCATACTTGCTAATCGCTTCATCACGGCGCTTTGTTAATTCTCTTACTTTGGCGTTTTGCCCTTCCATAACCGTAGACAAGTCTTTCGTCTTTTGACTAAGTGCTTCGTATGAACGTCCTGCTGAATCATAAGCCTTTAGATTGGCACGCATATTCGACTCAGCTTGTTTGACTTTCGCATTGATTTCGTCCAGCGTGTTACCAAAACTAGTGCTATCTAAACTAATCCCTAGCTTGATATTTCCTGCCGGTTGTCCTTTTCCTGCCATTATTTACCTCCTTCCTCAAGTTTTACTAAGTCTTCAGCCGATAAAAATTGTTTGATGAAATCAGCACCATCTACATATTCTTCGCCACTCTCCACTTCTCCAAAAAGGTGTAACAAATAATGATAGTCGGCTTCGTCCACATCTCTCATCGTCCAACCTGCTTCGATTAAATCTTTGTAGATTTGATCCATTGCTTTCCTAGCTTCAGAAAAACTTATCTCTTTTTGCTCGCCATCTGCTTTTTTTCATTGTTTCCCAGTTCATTGATTTGTTCAAAAACACTTTCTAATGCCGGTACTAACTCGCTCGCAGTCAAACCGTCTAAAATAGCATCAAATGTAACTGCTGGATCTTGGAAAATATCTGCTGTAATTGCAATCATTGAATCAATTGCTTCTAAATCAGTTAGGTCTGCTTTTTCCGCTTTCTCGTAAAATTTGATACACTCACGCATTGCACGTGCGGAAATATCTTGTTGTTTGAATGTTTTTTTCTTTCCGTCAAGTTTCAATTGCAATTCAATCATTTGTTTTCCTCCTTGTTTTTACAAAAAATAAGGCTAGCCAAAAATGGCTAACCTTGTGTATCAATTTTTGGTTCTGGTTCTTTTGGTGTCCCTGTATCTGTCATTGGTGCAGATGCAGGGTTAACTACTCCACCGCTTTGTTATTTACTAAGTTCTTGAATTTATCCAAAGTCATTGTATCAGACTCTACGGCTGTTAAGTATACATAGCCACGTTCATCAGAAATGAATTCCCCTTCGATAGAATCGGTTTGCAATTCTACCCCTTTGTCTTCAGCTGTTTTCATGTCGATATCTGGATGACTGAATTTTCCTTTTGTTAATCCCATGAATAAGCGTTTTCCTTCTTTGTTCGCTGTAACCATGACTACCGACACGTAAGGCGCTTCAGTTTCTGAACCAATTACATTTACACCTTCCACGGTTTTAGCACCAATGATTTTGCTGTAAATGCCGCTATCCATTAAGTCTGCCACGTCAAGCGTAACTTTTGGCGACGAAACCCCTTTACTTGCAATGAAGAACGGTACGTTTGAAGCGTATGTTGTGTTAGAAGTTGCGCCTAATCCAGTGATTTTAGCTTCGATCGCTCCGCCTTTCGTCTTATCTGCTACTAATTCTTCTAGAGCGCCGTCTGCACCTGTTTTTACGCCAAAAATGACGCTCTCAAATCCTACTGTTGCCATCTATTTTCTCTCCTTTTAATTTAGTGAAATATTTGCTACATATCGTTTGATAATCCGCTTTGCACCTTCCAAGTCCTCGTCATCTGTTTGTTCCGTGTATGCGCATTGCCAACCATTCCCCCTCATGACCTCATCAAGGGCAAAATAAAAGGCATCAACCTCTTTCATGGTTGACACCCATACATCTACCTGTACGTTAAATTGAATGGTCAAAGGATTGTTGCTTGCAAAATCTTCATAGTTGCCGGATATCTCTGTAATTCTGCCAACTGGAAGGCTAGGTACTGTTTGAGCTGATTCCGGAACACTATTGGTGTAAAAATCAATGTTCTTTGTTTTTTCATTGCTATTCAGAATTGAATAGACTTGTGATACTGCCGTTTTCAAAGTCCTAGCCTCCTTTTTACTTCGTCAGCAATGATTTGTGTTACTTGTTTTTCGATTTGCTTTTGTGTTTTTTGTACGAAACCTTTTGGACGTTGTTTGATTGTTCCGAACTCGATAAAGTGCATCCGCCAAGAAACATCTTTGTCATAGCCGACTTCTATCAATCCGTTTTTTACCGAGCTTGTAACCACATGGTTCTTAGCATGTTCTTGCATATACGAACCACGTTTACCGTTTGACTTCGTTCCATCCCAGTAAGGTGTGTTTTGTCGTAACTTTTCTTGAGCGTACTCCCCAGCTTTTCTAAGTGCTGGGCTTTCCACTCGTTGAACGTTTGCTTTTACTTCCCTAAGCGCTTTGTACACTTCGGTTGCATCGACTTCTACACTCATTTTTGAACCTCTTTCGCAATGACAGTGGTGAAATCTTTGGCAAACTCTCCTTTGGTGATCGTGATAATCTCAAAAGTTTTGCCTTTCCAACGCACTTTCATGTCGTTTTCGAGTTCTACTTTTTGCTGATAGCGGATAATAAACGTTAACGTCCCCTCAAGAACCGTCCCGATTGAAGCTTTGACATCGCTCAAGCGTTGTGTTTGAACACAAGCCCAACATGAAAAAACAGTCTCAGGTGTGGTGACCAGCTGGCCGTCCTCGTCCTTGACTATCGTATCCTTTATAAAGTCAATACGTTGACTTAGGTCACTCGTCTGTATTAACGCCATGATCTAACCCCCTCAACTGATGAATCAAAGCAGTCACTCCAAACGGAATTTCATTCAGCGCCTGCGTAGAAGTACCTACTCTGTTTTCGTACCAGTTAGAAACAAGCAACGTCACAGCGTAATCAAAGCGTTTATCAGCAGTCATTTCTACCTCAATCGAGCCTAAAATGAATTTTTCAGCCGTGGACACCAACATTTTTAAAAGCTCGTCGTCCAGATCATGATCAATGCGAAGGTATGTTTTTAGTTCTGCCAGTTCCATTCAATCACCGCCTATTCAGCAGTTACGGTAACTTCACACACCGCAGTTTTTCCGTTTGCAGTCGTTGCAGTGATTGTTGCTGTACCAGCTGCAATACCTGTGATTTTGCCTTGAACCGGCGTTACCGTGGCGATTGTCTCATTGCTTGAACTGTATTTAACTGATTTGTCCGTTGCGTCAGCTGGCAAGACAGTCGCTGACAGTGTTTCTGATGCCCCCACCACAAGCGTTGTCGCTGTTTTACTTAGCGTTACGCCGGATGGGTCTATCCTTTTGGGCCCAGTGTTACGTAAAAGCCTGCAGCAGTGTCGGCTACTTCAACATCGAAACGAACAAAGCCAGCTAATAGTTGACCATATACATCATTGTCTACCCAACGCACTGAAGCTTGTTGACGGTCAAAGAATTTAACAAAAAGTGAAGGGTCGCCCACGAATGCTACCTTATTGCCTGCAGCAGTACCAATAACATCATCAGCCATTACAACAACTTCACGCCCTAATAGTTTGTAACCCGAAGCAACTGTAATGTCTTGTTGTAACAAGTAACGTCCGTCATTGTCTTTCATTTTGTCTAACTCGTTGAAGAAGCTTTGAGAAGCAATGAATTTGACTGCATACGCTGGATCAATAGCAACATTCACGATGTCTTTTAGCTCATCAATCGTAGTAACAGTTTTAGCTGTTGCTGTTTGCAACTTAGCAGCAATAGCAGCGTTAGAAGTATTCAAAGATTGGCGTTGGATATGTTCAGCAACCAATCCTCCCAAATCAATATCAGAATCATCTAAAGCTTCTTGAGATACAGGAATGTATCCACGGTAAGTGGTAATTTCGTAGTTTACTTTTGTAAATTCAGGTTTAGCTAACTCTGGGTTTTTAGCCAATTCAGCCACAGAGGTCATTTTATTTTTGTTAGCTCTCAAAATTGGATATGATCCTGTACCTGTTGTTACTGGCACACGTCCTACGTGTTGACGTAAGTCGACAACTGTTTCGGGTTGTTTTTCTGGTTTAGTGATACGGTCAACTGGAATAACTGCTTCTGCTCCGACTGTTGTCAATCCGTCGCGTTTTTCTCCTTTTGTACGAATGAATTGATTGATTGAGCGTGTGTATGTTTCTTTTTTGTCGTTTAGGATAACTTCCATTGATCTTTTCTCCTCTTTGTCTTTTTTGTCGATCGGATTTGTGTTGCTTGTTGGTTCTGTACTTTCTTGTTTTTCTGGTTGTGCTTGTTGCTCTTTAGGTTTAGCTTCTTGAATTTCAGTTGCTTTTGTTTCTTCGTCCAACTCTTTCAATTCATCAGCTAAATCTTTTTTCAATTGGTCGTCTGTTTCTTTCGATTCTTTTGCTTCTTTGATTTTTGCTAATAAGTCCTTAGCTGTCTCTAAATCGCCTGAATCCAGCGCCTGTTGCGCTTGTTCTTTCAATTTCTCAATATCCAATGTGTTCACTCCTTATTTTTTTGTATAAAAAAAGAACCTCTAGTAATTTAGAAGCTCTAGTTCTATCTCTAATTTTCGTTTTTCTTTTTCATTGATTACTCGTTTCAATGATCGTTGCGCTAAGACTGCATCCGTTCCTTCGTAAGCTGGAATCGAAACAATCGATATTTCGAATAATTCATCGATCTTATTTAGATTGCGGATATACATTCCATCTTGATTTTCCCACGTTTGAGAATCATCCTTTACGGCAAAACCGAACGAACATTCGTTGATATCACCACGTTTTATGGATTCGTACAAATCGTTGGCGTAAGAAGTATTTGGCAGTTGGCATCTGAAATGAAGTCCTACGTCATCCACTTCCAACTCTAGCGTTTGCGATGACGTTCTTCCTAAAACCATACTTGAATCATGATCGACAAAACAGCGAACATCTGATAAATCGGTCGTATCCAACGCTCGTGGCGAAATTATTTCTTTGAACCCGCCAAGGTCTCTGCTCAACGAATTGAATTTCATTGCGTAGCCCTCAATCGTTCGATTGTCCGTTGACTGGATTTCCGCTAAACTCCGAATTTCCATTTCCACTATTCCCACCTCCTTTCGCTGTGGTTTTCGTGTACAAAACATCTCCATTAGGAATGCTTGGCAATCCGTAATAATCTCTAACCTCATTAATCAGTAGATAACCGTCTCCGCCGTTGCCATCTTCCATTGCTTTATTCATCCTAGAAGCCTTGTCTTGCCCTGTAAGCGTAGAGAAGTCAAGTTCTACATTAATACCTAACTTGATTGCTAACTCGTCTGTAATCATCTGTGAGAGCGCCCTAAGCGTACTAGAAACGTAGGAATCGTTAGCCGAATCATCTTTGGTATTGACTAACTCCATACCAAAACGTGACAAAGGAATGCCGAACGCTTTAGCAATTTGTTTTGTCGAGTACACGTTGTTTTGAATCATCTTCAAAATATCCGTATTTAGCTCAAACTGTTTGAATTCCTGTGTATCGTCTAAAACAATTACGCTATTAGCGTTTGAAGCACCGCTGTTTACTTCTTCAAAGTCTTGCTTAATTTGCTTTTTAGCCTTGTTATTCAGCGTACCTTTATTGAGCTTCAAAACTCCGCCTGCTTGAATCCCCTTTTTGAAGAAGGAACTTAGCATTTTGTTCCCATTGTCGAGCATGGAAAGTTCTGTTTTGAGTGCATCCAATGGACTGATACCGGTTTTTCCGTTTACAGTTATATATTTGAAGTGCAACATCTCGCTAGAATCAACACGGTACGAATTTCCTGCTTTGTTTGTGTACTCATACCGCAACACACCTGTCTCTAAATCTTCGTAAACGACGACTTGTGACGGTTTAGCAAACTCTAAGCTATTTTCATGAATGATCGCAAAAGCATTCCCTGACAAAAGCATTTGAGCAGTGATAGCAAACATGAAAGAATATGGTGTCATACTTGCGTTTGGGCACTTGTTCAACATGTCTAACTTTCGAATGTCTGCTTGCTTATTATCGGAAAACTTGAATTTGCTGGCGGCAATATCTCCAGCCAATATCTTTACCGCTGTAAACACATCAGACTGTTCTAGTGCCGTTTCTCCGTCAAAGTTGATGGTCGTGTTCCCATTTACAGTTGAAATGAAGTCGAGCATTGTACTCGAACGACTGGACAAGCTACGTTTTTCCGTTTGGAAAAATAAACCCATTTATTCCACCTCCTTTCAGCTATAATTCTGATTCTCGAACCAAAATAAAAACGGTAAGCATTAAACTAATGCCCACCGTCAGGAATCCGATAATCTGGTTAAACAAAAAAGCTGCGGCTATGAATGAAACTAGCCCTAAAACATACAAAATAATCACGATTAGTCTTAACTTGTTACCATCCAAAGCCATACTCGCCCCTTTCAATCAATTCATTGATATCTTCTTCATCAAAATCATGGTACATTGCCTGCGTGTAAGCATTAATCAACGCATCTAAAGGATCAATCTTATTTCGATTCATTGCCTTATCAATCATGATTGTATCGTTGTTTTCTTTGGTGATTGCGTTTCTGATTGCTCTGTTAAGCAGTGGATTGTTTGAATGGACTGTTTTTCCTTTAATAACGTCCGTTCTAAATTGTTTTGTCGGAACGTTCAAAGTTATCAGCCCTTGTCGCACTTCAATCATTTCTTTCTCGTAGAATTTCGATAGATCAGTAATAACATTACCAGCATTATACGGATCGTAAAAGATACCTTTTAGCTCAAAGTTATTACTTTCGATGAAATCAGTAAGCCAATTGACTAAATCGTGATAGTCAATCAATCCGTCTGGACTACTACTAATCGTGCAATAGCCTGCTTGCTCATATTGTCGGTATGGTGTTTTGTCTTCTTTTTCTTTTGCTTCAATTCCGCCGCGATTGGCTACAAAGGAATAGCTATCAACAAAAAACTTACTTTCTTCTCTGATTGGAATGACCCACGAAATAGAAGTTAAGTCATTTACTCGTGACAAATCGACACCGATGTAAATCTCACGCCCTGTTAAGTCCGTTTGTTTGATGTAATCAGGAGCAACGGCAGAAGTCCACTCTTCTTCGCTCATATAACTTTCTTGCGAGGATTGTACCCACATATTAAATTCTTTAGTTAAAACGTTTGAGATGTTTCCTTTTGCCTTGCCTTCGTTTAACAGGCTTTGTTTTTTCTCAGTCAGTTTTTCTTTTTGTTCTGGGATCTCCATTAGTGGATTCGATTTTATCCACGTTTCTTTATCGTTAATCTCTTTAACACTGTCTTGTTCCCAACAAAGCGCTAAGTATTCATCACCAATGATTTCGCCTTTTAGCAATTTACTAATGTATTGATACTCAACCGAGTACATCGGATAATTTAATTTGCTCGAAGCAGTGGAAATAATAATCGTCAACGGTTCGTCTTGCTGACTCATTGACGTTTCGATAACATCCATCATTTCCGTTGTTTTCGACAAGGCGTACTCGTCAAAACACGCGAAATAGCAATCGAGCCCGTCTAAAGTATCGGCATCTGATGATAAAGGCTTCATAAACGAATCATCAGTTGTCAATAATTCATTTTGCAGAACCTTAGTAAATTTCTTTATTGTTTTGCTTTTGCCACGCAATGCTTTTAGCTGTGATTTAACCATATTAAAAACAATTTTCGCTTGGTCCCTCTTATTGGCTGTCGCATATATCTGTCTTGCCTGATACGGATTGCGTTCATAGATTAAGCAATATAAACTCATTCCGGATACGATTAAAGACTTGCCTTGCTTTCTCGCCAATGATAGATAAGCTTTTCTAAACCTTCTTGTATCGTCATCTTTTCTACGCCAACCCCACAACATTCCTAAAATAAATTTTTGGAAAAGCGCTAGATTGTTTGGTTTGCCACTCTTCGGGTCAGGTAGCATGGAAATAAACTTAACAATGTTTTTAGCGTATTTTGGATCGTAGTAAAATGGATAGTCATCTTTCTTGGATTTCTCAATATCTGATTTATGACGATCAATAGCTTGCTGGATTTTCTCGCCAACTAAAATATCGCCTGCTTCCACTTCATCAATGTATTTTTGAACGTGATCAATCATCACTATCAACTTCGTTCATCATTTCAGCAAAAGGATCGTCAGGCTCTTTCTCCAATTCCTGCGGATTAACGATCTTGAGTCTCGAATTAATCGTTAGCCCTAAATCATTTGTGGCTGTTTTTAGTTCTTTCGAGAATGAATTGACAGTATCAATTAAAGGATTTTTACGACCATCGATCAAAAAGCCTTGTTCGTCTAACTCTTTGCTTGCTTTGTCGTATAAGTATGAATAGTTGCAGTAGCGAATCATTGTTTGTTGGTCTAGTTCTGAAATAGGCAAGTCCTGAATGTAGCGAGAGATTCTATCCCACTCTTTTTGCGCTTCTTTCAAAAGCCCGACCGGATAATTTGAAAAGTCCAGTCTTGGATAGTTGTATAGCTTTTCTTCTTCGGCTTTTTTAGCTTCAATTTCTTCTTTTGTGTAATTCTTTTTGCTTGCGTTAAGCAATTTCTTCGGCCTACCTTTGCTCATTTCATCACTCCTATCTATTTTACAAATTTTCTAAAGGGAATTTTTTTTCGAGAAGGGAGGGCATCGATTTTCTTCGTTCTAGCGACATAGGGGGGCTTATTTTTTATCAAAACTATTATTTAGTATATTTATATACACTTTAGGTGAAACGCCTTAGAACGCAAATTAGAGCCTTTTACGGTTATATACCTTTTTATGCTCTTTGTTGTGGCACGACTGGCAAATACTTTCTAACGTATCGTAGTCTAACCTTTTATCCCAATCTTCTTTTACTTCCGTTTTGTGATGGACTATCGTAGCACTGGTTATCTTCCCATTTCTCAAACACTCCTCACATAGTGGTTGGTCTGCCAGCTTGCTACGTCTTAGCTTCTTCCATTGGCTTGAAGCATAGAAGCGAGCATACTTCATGTTCTCTTTGTTGTGTCTTACTTCTCTGTTATACGTCTTGTCTGCATTGCCTTTGTGTTTCTCGCAATATCTTTCGGGCAAGTCTACATACTCACGACACCAAGCGACCGAGCATTTCCTTTTAGGCATTCTCGTGTACCCAACCAAAGAACCTTGTCCAGCCTTCCATCTGCTCTGCCTTGCTGTATGTATCTGCGTAGGTATTCGTATGACTGCTTTCTGTCTTTAGCACGTGAAGGACAATTTCTTCTTTTGTGTAGCTGCCAGGAAGTTTGTTCTTAGAATGCATGTAGCAACGTTTCAAATGTTCGAGGTAACTCATCTATCTATCCACCTCTCTATGTTGTATTGGATATACTCGTCTTTCCAATAGCCATGACCGCAATATATCAGCTTGCATTTATCCACTTCGTTTGGTGTAGCTTCTCTTAGCATTTCGACAATAGAGTACTTCCCTTTGATTTGTACAGAACGCACAACACGCACTGAACAATCATCAATGGTTCGAGGATATTCATTAGTTAGCGATATATACCAGTAGTTTCTCATTATGTAGCCTCCTTTGTGCAAAATAAAAAGACCACTCAATGAGTGATCTAATATGTACGTCTCCGCCACAGCGACATAATGACAATAGACAGCAACGGATGATAGATAATAAGAACAATTTAGAAGGAGTTGAAATTCACATCCTTATTCTTTATATTTCCGCTGCTGTCTATCGAAGCTTAATTAAACGATGAGGGAGATTTCCTCCCTTACATTTTATTTTGTCTTAGACCTATCACTAATCTTTCGACACTATCATAATATCACGTTAAACTGCTCAAAAACCCTACACTATCCCTACAAAAACCCTACAAAATCAACGATACTGAACTAACACGCCTTTTTTATATGCTTCTGCAAATTCGATTAATGCGATGGATTTCAACTTCTCTACATTCTTCTCTCCGTATCCTCGTATCAATTGCCCTATTTCATAATTAGAGTGCTTGTTTACGTCGCAGAAACTGTAGTAGAGTATCTGACGACTAATCAGACTAAGAGCCATCAAAGCCGCTAAAATCGCGTCTCTCTCTGCTTCTATATCCATCATCTGAATGATTGCGTCTTCTGCCTTATTGCCGTGCTTCGGTGCCTTCGGCATATCCGTAATAATCGGCGACTTAATATCTATTAAAGAGTGACCTGCCATCCGCTCCAAACGCCGAAAGTTCTTCAGCACATCTCTCGCATTACATCTTGTCTGTTTGAAATCTACCTCTCGTAACAATTGCATCAAGTCAAACCGCTCCTTTTATGTGATATAATGAACTTGTCGGATTTATTACATCAGTCGGAGCGATCCGGCTTTTTTATTTGTCATTGATTAGTTCAATATCCACCAATCTCACTACAGCTAAATTCTCTTTGCTTTTCGCTAACCACTTATCACATTCCATCGTGTTTTCAATGCGAATGATTGCTGAGTGATTATAGAGATGCTCTACATATCCACGAAATGGATAGATGAATCCTTCTGCTTCACAGCGAACCATGTCACCGACTTTGAATTTTGGTTTCTTACGTTTTTTAGGATTCTTTGTCGGCATATCTAGCATTAAACCGCCGATACCATGACTACTAGCGTAAAATCCGTCTTTTAGTTTCATCTTTCTGCCTCCCATTTACGATCATCATTTAATATCGAAATCCCAAACTTACGAATAGTCTCACTCGCATCAGCAACACACTGACTTACTACTTTATATGCTTCTTCTACTGAAACTCCGTATTCTTTTTCAAACTTTGCCTTTAGTACATTCAGTTCCTGTTTTCTTAGTTTTGCTACTCTGCGGTGTCTGGTGTTCATCCCGCTTCCTCCAAATCACTCGACTTCACGAATACACCATCTACCATTTTCCCTGTGCGTCCTTTGATTTCGTTGTATGCTTGGTTCAGACACTCGTACAAATCCATATCATTTTGCATAGCTAAAATAATCAAGGTTACTACTACGTCTCCAATTCCGTCTCTTAAACCATGTTCATCTTTTCTAGCTAGAGAAGCGGCAACTTCCCCAATCTCTTCGATCGTTTTTAACATTTGCTTGCTGGAATCAGCTTGATCCAATCCCTTATCTTTAGCCCACTGCTCTACTTTTGTGATTAGTTCGTCCATTATTCATTCTCCTTTATATATTTAAGTTGGATAATACAACTTGTAACAAATGAAGCTAATGTTAAAATTGTGCCGATTGGTGTTAAAAAACCGCTTTTTATCGTATTAATTAATATAGCTACAAATATCGTTATATAGAATACAAAGTGAATTGACGCTAACATTAAATTAAACATCTAGTCCTCCTCGAAATACTCATTCAGTATCTCTCTATACTTTTCTACAAATTTGAAACGATCTTGATGAAGTTTCTTGCTCCAATTTGTTTGCCGATCCAGCTCACGCATCTGATCGAACCCTTTTTGAATTTCGTTGTAATAGAATTCAATGTTTACTGCTGCTTTCCAATGCCTGCTACTTCGCACTCCTGTTCCTGTTTCAGCCATTTCCAACTTAACTAATTCAGCTCGTTCTTTTGATTTTTTGTCTTTCTGAATCTTCATCATGATTTTCTTGAGGATGATATCACTGTATTGTGTAATGAGATCCATTATTTCTCCTCCACATACCTAAACTGTCGTCCTTTTGAATCAATCCATAAGCTCCTAGCTCTATCCCAAATAATGTTTTTGCTTAATCCAGTAATTTCAGATAACTGTTCAGCAGTACCTGTTACTAGAATTCGATCACCATGCCAGATTGCAATTTTTCTCGGCGTTTTCCGTTTAGGCTTTTCAGTCCACATTGATTTACCAAGCTTTTGGACTTCTGCAACTATTTCTTTGTCTTCTTGCCAATTATCAGAATGTGTCAGTTCGATGATTCGTTTCATTGCTGCTTTCTTATCCACGCTCATTCCTCCAATCGATGGATTTCCCTTCTTAAATTCACTATGTGTAAATCGATTGCCTTCCTTGCCGTTTCATTGACCATCACTGCCTTTGTTCGTTCCAGATCGTCAATCTCACGTTGAATGCTTCGAATTCGCATTTGAATCACTTCTTCTGTTGCTATCATGATCTCTTCCTTTCTCATCAAAACGGAAGTTCTAAATCAGTATTCATTGACGAACCATCAAACGGATTGGAATTAACGTTTTTTGATTGATTGTTTTGAGCGTGTGATAAGTCGTTAGAGCTGTTTTGGTTGTTCCCTTTATAATTTGTCGTCTGATTGTTCGAAACGCTTGTATCGTTGTTGGAACGGCTCTCAAGTAGATTGAAGCGTTCTACGACTACTTCCGTCACAAAAACTCGGTTTCCTTGTTGATTTTCATAGCTTCTGGTTTGAATACGCCCAATCAATCCAATCAACGAACCTTTTTTCGCATAGTTTGCTAAAATTTCAGCTGTTTTTCTCCACGCTACACAATTGATAAAGTCTGCTTCTCTATTTCCATTCGCATCTTTGAAGTCACGATTTACTGCTAATGTGAAAGTCGCTACTCCTGTTCCACTTGTTGTGGTTCTAAGCTCTGGGTCTTTTGTCAATCTTCCTACTAAAGTCACTGTATTAATCATCTATTCTTCCTCCAAATCGTTTATCGTTCTTTTTCCTTCGACTATCTCAATCGCTTGTTCTAAATTCCAAGCCACACCATTCAATACCTTGTGTTCGTTCGCTGATTCCAAAAATTTCACTTGGTCTTTTGATGGTCTTCCCTTGCCAATCTTCACTTCAACAAAAAATAGTTTCCCATCACCACTTCTTGCCCCGAATAAATCAGGAAAGCCCTTTTCTAGCCCTTGTCCTCTCGTTTTGTAAGTCAGTTTCTTTCCTGAATCTACTTGCCAACACTTATGCCCTAAATTTCTTAGCTCGTTTTTGATTTGTTTTTGAAGGTCTAACTCGTTCAAATGTCTACCACTCCATTTTTCTTTTCATATTCTGCAATCTCTATCGCAAGCCATTTCGTTTCTTCAGCCATCTCCATCAAGTCGTTTTCAGTCAATATCATCACTTGTTTCTCTAATAACCTTACTAACTTACTTCTTTGCAATTGATTCTCTTTGAAGATTGCTAAATAAGTTTCCCCGTCCATTTATCCTCTCCACTCGTCAAAGTCAATGCTAAAATCCATGAATTTCTTGTTGAAAATAAACGGTGCTATACCTGTCATGCCTTCTCTGTTTTTCGCAACGTCACACCGTATCTTTTGGCTATCATTTTCATCAGCGGATAGTAGCAAAGTGACGTTTGCATCTTGCTCTAATGATCCTGATTCTTTTAAATCGCTTAGCATTGGCCGCTTATCTTGCCGTTGTTCAACCGCACGACTTAACTGCGCCAATAAAACAATCGTGATTCCGTAATCAGTCGTGAGTTTTTTTAGTTCCCTAGTGACTTCATTCATTACTTGCCGTTCATTTTTTCGTGTGTCGTTGACAGTGATAAGTCCTGCGTAGTCTACAAAAGCAACATATCGCTTAGCCCCAACACGTTTTTTGATTGCATACTTAATATCATTCAAATTTGAGTATTCAGAAGTATAAACACGCATATCGAACGCTTGTTTCATTTCTTCGTATGCTTTTCTTGCTTTTCTCTTGTTGTCGTCGGTCAATTTATCTTTTCCAACGAACAGCAGTGAATTAATTCTTGTTACTTTAGACACAAGGCGAGTCATCAGCTCATTTTGCCCCATCTCGAAAGTAAAGAAGTCGCAAGCTACGTTATCGTTTTTTGTGAACAACTCGTACATGATGTTTAAGGCAAATGCCGTTTTCCCTGTTGCCGGTCTACCTGCCAAAACAATCAATTTCCCACCTGTTATCCCTCCACCTAAAAAGTCATCTAATGGTTTGTAGGTAGTCATTGCGTTACTAGGTTTTTCCAACATTTCGCAAAATTCAGCGAATGCTTTATCTAACCTGCCGTCAGACTTAATAAAATTGATTTCTCGCTTTTCTTCGAGTAGCCTTTGTAATTTGTCACCATCTGTCTTAGAAAGTGTCTGTGCGTACTCTATTGATGCTGTGTGTAATCTACGATCAAGATAGCTATCGTGTATTTGTCTTGCTAACTCTCTTTCGATACCAAGTTGCCTAGCTAATCCTTTTAGAGTTTCTAATTCATCAACTGTTCCAGCGTTCAATAAGTCAATACTGCGCATTTCCCTATGAACCTGTTCTACGGTGTAGTTCATTCCTCTAAGCCTTGTTAATGACTCGACAATCATCTTTGCTTGAGTATTTTCAAACCATTCAGAATCTACATCAATGCTTGTAATGATAGATGGATTGTTTAACATTTCCGCCACTAAACTAAGTTCATTGTTCATACGCTTCTGCTATCCTCCGCTGTGATTCTGCTATCTCATCTGATATTGTCTTTTTAGTGTTGACAGAATAATCGTATTCATCTTCCCAACCACGATTACTAAACCAAGTTGACCCATGTTTGATATAGCTTTCTTCTATTTTTTTAGTTTCTATTTCTTTTTTATAAGATAGTATTCCATCTTGTATCTGTTTATTTGTAGCACCATCTTTGATTGCTTTTTTGTAATGCTTGAACGCAGCTGTTTTCCCTTTTTTTCTAGGGTATAATTTCCAAAGTTTATCAAAGTCATTTTTCATCTTTGATGAAGAATGATCTATATTATTATTTGTATTATTAAATAATGTATTATTATCTTTGACGTTTTCGTCAATAGGGTATTGATCTTTTTGTGGGGAGGTATTGATTATTTCGTCAATAGGGTATTGATTAATTTGTAAGTACCTATTGGCAATTTCGTTAGTTCCTTCTTTGAATACAATCTCTCGTTTTAAATATCCAAACTCGATTAGCTTGCCTATCCAACGAGAAATCGTTTCTTTGCTCACACCATATAAGTTTGCAAAATATTCATTTCCAGCCCAGCAATAGCCTTTCTCATTGCAAAGAGCTGTAATTTCTCCGTACAACAACTTAGAATTAGGCATTAGTCGCTTGTCATAACGGACGTTGGCGGGAATTATTGCATAATAGCTTTTTTTTTCGTCGCTCAAACCTCTTTATCCTCCAATTTTCAATTTCTTTATTTCTTTCTCGCTTAATTTCACGCCCAACACGTGGTATTTCTTTTTGAATCGCTCTAAGCCGATTTGATGTTTTTCTGTGTGATGGATTCTGCAGAGTGCTGCAAATGTGTACTCTGAATGATCAACTTCTTTGCGCTTTCGTCTTCCTAGCGCTTTGTCAAAGTGATCGATGTCAGCTCCTGTTTTGCCACAGATGCAGCAGACTCTTTTTGTAATGCATTTGTAGAAGTAATATTCTTGATTCGCTGGTAAAATCTCATAGCCTTCTTTGAAAGGAATATGATGTTCAAAGATAAAATCTAGGATGATATTCGCTAAGATATTGGCATCACTCACGGTTGTGCTTGATTCATCTTTGAGGCTTATTTTGCGCCCTGTGACACCTTCGAAACGGAAGTAGAAGAATTCCTTCCAGAAGTCCGTTGGCATGCCTGTATCGATGAAAATATCGCCTATGAGCGCATAGATGAAGTTTCGTTGCTGTGCGGTGAACCGACGTGGATCAATAAAACGAATTTCAATGATTCGATCGCCATCATAGCCGTCATACATCGTTTTCAGCCGTTCGATATTTACTTCTTCGTTGATTGTTGCACCTATGTCTTTTCCTTTGAACTTTTTCAGAACCGCCGAATATGAATCGATTAATGGTTTAAACACTCATATCACTTCTTATCTAATTCTTTTTTCTTAGCTGCTATTGCTCGCTCCATCAAGGCACATTGCTCATAGCTTAACTGTTCAATAGTTTCAACGTTATCAGCTAAGAGCCCTAATTTATCTGTCTGCTCATTAACATATTCGATTAAGGTTTTGGTCATATCTTTGCCCATCTGCTCATTGAAAGCTTCTAGAATCGTCTCTAGCATGTTTAATTTCTTTGTATCGATTCTAGGTGGTGTTGGAATATCTTCCCCTTGAAATACATATAATCCCAGTCCGTGTAGAGCCAATGCTTTCACAAAGCATCGCTTCAATGAGTTATTGATTTGCATAGCATTTGGCTTAACAACTGGTTGGTTTCGATAATCTAAAACAGGAAATAATTCGGTTTCCGTGTGTCCTTTAACCGTTACTGAGACAGATACATAAGTCCCAGTTTCATCCATAAGAAAAGGTTTATATTCCTCAACAAGAAAGTCTTGATGAGTTCCAGAAACAACCCTGTAGTGTTTATACTCATTAATAGTTACCGTTGCCTGTGGATCATTCTTTTTCATAATCTCCCATGCGTGAGCCCAAGATAAATAATCAAAATTTCCTTTTTTCTTGAGTATTTTATTTAACTTGCGACTAAAAAGTTTTTCAAAATTCGTTGTCCCTTTGTTTTCACTCATCAAATTCTGCCTCCATTTCAGCAATGTATTTCTTACCTGATCCGTAATAAGAGATATCAATCAAGTTATCTCTGTCATACTCTTCTAGCGCATCAATCAAGCCATCTTCGATGACATAGATATATTCAGGTTTTTTGGACTTCCTCGATAAATGGATAAGATAGACATGATCCCAAATACTCACAAAATTTCCCAAATCGTCTTGATCACATGCTAGTTCTTCATCCGTCAAAAGATTTCGTCTGATTTTTCGATTATTTGTTTCCTTGGCATTCGATTTGCCCCAACTAGGATCAGTCAAATATTGATCTAGAGTGGAAAGTTCTTTTTCCATTTGGTAACATCTCCTTAGATGTATTATCTTTGTGACTCATTGCTTTGGTCGGCTGAGTCACTTTTTTATTTGTTGCCATGCCTTTTTCTTGTCGATTTGTTGTTGGCTTAGGATGATTGGTTTGTTATGTCTCCACCAGCGATTAGCAATTACCGTCCCTATTCTTAGCGCTTCAGCTCTATTCATTGTCATTACCAAAAAGTCTCTGTTGTCTGTTCAGTTGATCAATTTCCATACGGATCGCAGTTTCTGGCAACCACATTTCAATAAATGAAACAGCATCATCGAATCTCTTACGAGGTAACTCGCCATATCTTGGGATTGAAAAGGTACGTTTAAATTCAGACCAAAATTTTGAGAATACTTTTTTACTGATTTCTTCATAAGCTCGGCTTTCTTTGCCTCCTAGAACTTCCATAACTTTCATATTTCCTTTTTGCTTAATTTCAAACTCTTGTTGTCCGCTAATTCGCATAGTATCTTTAAGCATGGAAACATCTTTTTTAACATCTTTCATTTCTTCTAGTTGGTAGATCATCATGTCTTCAATTGTTTGAGGAACAGTATTCTTGCGAATAACATCTTCCATTTCGTTGAATGCTTCAATGTATTTTTGTTTGAAGTAAATAGCTTTCTTTCCTGTAAATCCCATAGCTAACAAGAAAAATCCATCTCTGCTAATGAAGAAAACTCGTCGATTTCTTCCGTAGGAATCTGGCTCATTACCTTCAGAAAACATCTGTCCAAAATTGGACACATCTTTTTTCAGTGCATCAATATCTCTTAAAACATGTTGATGCTTTTTCTCAAAACTTTCTGCAACTTGCAAACTCGTAGTCACAGCTTCTTTATTTTTCAAAATTACTAATTCTTGCATTCTTATTTCTCTCCTTTTGATATAATTTTTTTTATCGGCAAGTGGTCTGTCGAAATATAAAAAGGTGGTGAAAAAAATATATGGATGATTTGACTAATGATGCAAAATACTTACTTTCAAGAATGTATGCTGAATACATTCAACGTCGTAAAAATGGCGATTCAAAATCAGTTGCTATACACTTTGGTAAATCTGATTCTGTCCACGAAAAGATTATGCCTGCGTGGTTACCAGAAGATGTCCACTTTACAATTAAAGAATTGAAAGATAATAATTTTTTGAATGCAACAATGGTAAGCGACGTTTATTACAATGTTTCTTTGACCCCGCTCGCAATTTCAAAAATGGAATCAAAGTTTAAAGACGATGCCAGCAAAGTTCTTGATTTTGCTGTTAAAGTGAAATCGTTAATCCCTTTCATTTAATCCAAAAGGATCACTTTGCAGTCTTTCAATTGCTTTTTGCATACTATTGACGTTTGTAATAAGTGTTTCTTTTAGCTCTTTATTTGCCTTAGTATCTTCTGCCAAAGCACTAAGGCTATTTGCAATGTTTTCTAACGCCGTCGCAATCCGTTCTTCTGTAGTCATATTTTCTGCTCCTCCACTTAATATTCTTGTGATACTGTATTAGTCAGTTCCTCCCGACTGGTTTTTTTGTTTTGTACTCAGCTTCATCAAGCCCTATAAAGATCCAGACCATGTAAACGATCGTGCCGATTAATGCTGGGATATTTCCCCAGACACTCAGCAGATAAATAATGATTGGTGCACTGAATACGATTGTTGTATTTAGTTTGTCCATAAATTTCCCTTCTTTGCTGTCATTATTTCCGAACACTTACCCGATATTTTATTGTGCTAGAACCCATGCTCTACATTTTTCTTTGTCGTAAAATTTTTGATCGCCTATACGCCCGAATGGAAGTCCTTTATCTTCCCACTTACGAATAGTTGCAGTTGATACTCCGAAGTATTTCGCTATCTCTATTTGCTTTAATACACGTTTATCAACTGAGGCATCTCTTCTTGCTTTTGCAATTTCATCAGTTATGATTTCATGAATGTAGCTACGAAGTGCTGCCTCATTTTCAGGCGTTAAGATTACTTCCATAATCCTGAACCTCCTATCGAATTTTATTTTTCTTTCCAAACTCCATTCCAAAAACTCATGCAATTCTCTGCCGTTTACTAACTGCTCATTCTCCTCATTTGTTGTTACTTTGATTAGTTATTTCATTCGTTTTCCTCCTCTACAATTCGTACATAGTAATAATCGAATCTATAATTCTGTTTGCTTCTGCAGAAGTCTTTTTACCGTTTAAAATTAAAGATAAGTAGCTTTTGCTAATTCCAAATCTTTCAGCAAGCATGGTGTAAGTTAAGAACTTTGAACTTTCGACATATTCTTTGATTTTTTCTCTATCTCGTCGAGTGATTTCTGCAATGTCAGTCATACTAAAACTCCTTTCTAACCAATTTCCTCTAAATCCATTTGAGGGTAATAGCTTTCTTTTTTTAGTAATTCGTAGATAAATAGACGCCCTTTCTGTGTCCATTTGGTATTCATTACAATTTTAGTGCCGCCATCGGCTTTCGGGATCTCAGTTGTATGAGATTTTGTGTATCCTTGGTTCATGTGTTTTTTGCACAATAACCATTGGTTACCGACTTTTTTCTGAACACCTAGTTTATGAAGTAATTTATTCATCTGTTGTGGAGACATCCCATAATCTGCTGCAATCTGACTAATTGTTACTGAATCTGTAGAAGATAATATGCTATCTAAATAGGAGATTTTCGGTTCGTACTCGGCAATCTTTTGTTCTGCGATTAATCTTCCAGTTCTTTCTTCTTTTAGTTGAGTTGCTAATTGAATGATTGTATCTGGATTAAGCAAAGCTTCTTCTACTTTTTCTGGAGTTAGATAACCTCCATGTTTTCTAATTGCTGGCAACACTTCACTTGTTACCCAACGTTTAAATTTTTTGGCAGAGGGAAGTTTTGATTTTAAGATTAAACTGTAAAGGCCTGACTCGTTGATTAATACTAATGCTGTTCCGTTGACGGTGAACGAATCGTTCTGCGTCTTATCCTCTTCATCCACGTGGTCTCGAATTGCTTTAGGTGTATTGGAATATCCCAAAATCTCTGCAATATCTTTCCCAACAAAATATGGTTCCTCATTGACTAACACTGTTCGAACCTCGTTTTGTTCGAAATTGAAAATTTGTGGTGTGTTCATTTTTTACTTTCCTTTCTTTTTTATCTCAAACAGAGATATTTGATTTTAAAAAAATAATTCTGATACTTTTTTGTTAAAGTTTTTTGCCAAAATGTACATTTCATAATCATGGAATGGATACTCGCCTTTTTCTTTTAACTCATATTGACGTCTTTCCAAACCAATCAAATCAGCTACGTAAGATGTAGTCCATTCATTTGCAAGCCTAGCTTTTTTGAGTTTTAACTTCGGCTTCAAAAACTCAACTCTTAAGTTTTTCTTTTTTTCCATCGTACTCATGTAATTGCCTCCTTCATTTGATAAATCAATAATATCTCAAATTGAGATATATGTCAATAACTTTTTATCACTTTTTGAGATATTTTTATTTACACGTTTATCGCAATGTGATATTGTTATCTCATAAAGGAGGTGCCTTTAATGAAGAAAAATATTTTAGGTTCGGTTATAAAGGACGCAAGAAAAAAGAAAAAACTTACTCAAGAACAACTTAGTAAATTAACTGGCTACAGTCAAAATACTATATCTAACCATGAAAACGGAAACCGATCCCTAGATGAAGATAATATCAAAACTTATGCAACGGCTTTGGATTTAACTCCGGACGATCTTTTTGAGGCGTTAGATATTAAAAATTCTCTAGAAAACAAAATAATGATTACCGATAAAAAACAAACTAAAATAGATAATTTATTAGATTTGTATAGCCAATTGGAAGAGTCTCGCCAAACAAAAGTCTACAACTTTGCGGAATATCAATTGAGAGAACAAAACAAACGTCCGAAAACTACAATTGAAATTCGAGGTTATGTGTCCGCTGGAACAGGTGAATGGCTAGATGATGAAATTGTGGACGAAGTAAGTTATGAAGGCGTGATACCTGAACATGATTTCGCAGTTAAGGTAAACGGTGATTCAATGTTACCGCTTTTCGAAGATGGACAAGTTATCTTTATTAAAAGCACATCAGATGTGCGTGATGGTCAGATAATCGTATGCCAAGTAAATAATGAAGCGTTTGTTAAAAAACTGTCAGGTAACAAGCTAGTGAGTTTAAATAAAAAGTATGAGGATATATCAATCTGTGATACAGATGATTTTAAAATTTATGGCGTAGTCGTTTTATAAAAAATACCCCAGTCGAAGTTGGCGCTTCGGCTAGGGTTAGTATTTTAACTCAAAATAATTATATCAAAGAAAAGAGGGAAAGAAATGAAAAAAAGAGTGTTTAGTTTTTTGTTATTGTGTATTGTAACACTATCTGGCTGCGGAAGTACAGATAATACTTCAACTACTAGTGGAACTGCAACCGTTCAAAATGATTCAACTTCTGAATCATCTTCTGTTGTTGAGTCGTCTTTAGATGAAACTACGGAAACTAGTATAGTTGAAAGCGAGAGTCCAAGTGTTAATCGTGCTGAGTATTCTGCTGACTTTTCAGAAGATTGGAAAGGGCTAGTGACAAAAATCAATAAAGTTGTAATCGCAGAACTCACTGATGATGAGGTTGAAAAACAAGGCTTAGAAAACAAATATGCTGTTCAGGTGTACTTCTCGATTGATAATACGTCTGATACAGACTTTAATATTTATCCTGATCAATCTACATTAGTAATTGAAGGGCAGCAAATAGAAGCTGAAATGTTTTTAAGTGATAGTATTGGCGGAGAAATTTTAAGTGGCGTATCAAAAGAAGGGATCGTGACTTTCTCGGTTCCTAAAATAGAAGATGTCAGCAACGTAGCTAATATCCGTCTAAAATGGGAAGCTGACTATGACACTGATAATTATGATGAAGAAAGCTATAAAGAATTTGACGTGACATTTGATTTAAGAAAATAAAAAAACACGCCCCACCGACCAAAGCGAGCGTGTTCTAAGAAAAAACAAACCTATACTATAGGCTTCTTTATAGTTCCTATTGTATCAGAGAAAGAGAGGGAATGCATCCATGATTTTCGCTTCACGTGAAACCCGTACTGTAAAAACTGGCGAGAAAAGAAATGATGGCAAAAAAGGACCTACTCCACCACCAGCTCGTCCTCAACCTCGCCCATAGGAACAATGTAAAGTTTTACTCGTTTTTCATAATCGACAAGAATATTTATATCGTATTTCTGAAATAATTTTTCAACATCTTCAATCGTCTTTGTAAGCTCTGGCTCTTTAGGTGCATACAATAACAGTTCATTGTATTCATCTATATCATATTGATAGACATTTAGATAACCAGAAGCTATATACTTACCATCAAAATCAAAGAGATAAATATATTTTAATGTTTTTCCATCTAGGGCCTCATCTCGAATTGGTTTTCTAGTAAACGGCAGTTTATTATTTTTTGTACGAAGTTTATTGAACCATTCGAAAAAGGAACTAAGCACTTTAGGGAAAATATATACTCCTAGAACTAAGATTAAGACAAGGCTTATAACTGCCGTAACAGTCGTTAACCAAGCAAAATCTAAGTGTGGTAGGATATTCTTCAAAATTTGTTGCATTATCCAATAGATTGACCAATTTAGAATAGATAAAAACGACACGATGGCTGTCTTTTCTTCTTTTTTTGCATTTGACAAAACTAACAAATCATTACTTTTCAAAAGGAAATACGTAAAATATCCTGTGATAACAGATTGAAACAGTGCAGTTAAAATATTGAAGTTGTTAAAAAGCATATGTTCACCTCTAGTTGGCTGGAGTTTTGTCAATTAATTATAACATAATATCATCTACTGTACGAATACACATTCCAAAACGAGCATGTCATTTAAGGAGGTGATGCCAGCTATTTTAGTCCGAACACTTACCCGAGCGAAAGGACGAAAAAAATGGCAACATTCGAACAATACAAAAAGAAAAATGGTGAAAAATTGTGGAAGTTTCAAACTTATTTGGGAGTAGATCCCTTGACTGGCAAACAAGTGAGAACTACACGAAGAGGTTTTAAAACAAAAAAAGAAGCTCAATTAGCGCTGACCAAATTACAATTGGAATACGAAAGCAATGGTCTAAATAAGTCTAAAGAGTTAACTTTTCAAGAAGTATACGATCTATGGATTGTAAATTATGAGCAGACAGTAAAAGAAAGTTCTTTCGTTAAAACAAAAGAACAGTTTGCGAATCATATATTACCAGCATTTGGTGCTCTTAAAATCAACAAAATATCGATTGATATAGCTCAAAAGTTCGCTAATGAAAAGGTAAAAAGATTTGTGTTGTATAGAGAATTCATCAATAATGCTTCGCGTATATGTGATTATGCTATTAAATTAGGATATCTACAAGATAATCCTTTTAAAAAAATCACAGTTCCAAAAAGAAAGGTCTCTGTTCATGAAGAAAATACTTTAAACTTTTTTAATAAAGAAGAACTAGAAATCTTTTTGAAATCAGTAGAAAAGAAAAAAGATATTCGTATGTATTCTTTTTTTCGGACACTAGCCTTCACAGGGATGCGCGTAGGCGAGCTCTTAGCTCTCACATGGAAAGACATTGATTTTAACGATGATTATATCAAGATAAATAAAACTCTCGCCAGAGGAAAAAATAGACGCCTTTATGTAGAGCAACCTAAAACCAAAAATTCTAAGCGAGATATACCAGTCGATGATGAAACTATGAACATCTTGAAGAAATGGCGATTAGAACAAAGAAAATGGTTGTTAGCATTGGGAATTAATACGTTAAGCAAAAATCAACTGGTATTTTCTAACCAGAAAAACGAATATCTCCAATTATCTAAGCCTCGTAAATGGTTAGAAGTGATTATCAAACAAAATAATCTTAAACGTATTACTATTCATGGTCTTAGACATACACATGCTAGTTTACTTTTAGAAGCTGGTGCAAATATTAAGGACGTACAAGAACGTTTAGGCCACTCGTCTATTCAAATCACTATGGATTTATATATCCACATTACAGACAAACGAAAAGAAAAAACAGCAGCGCAATTCGCAAAATATATCGGTATTTAAGCAGAATTAGGCAGAAGTCGCCCATCCTCTATAGGCGGGTGATGAATGCCGTTCGGTATGAGGGTTACCGCTGGTAACTCGAAGACCGACAACTAAGGCGTATTGCCTTTTTATTAAAAATAGGCGAGAATACTCCCACCTCAAGGAACGTGAAGGGCGTAGCCCAGTGAGTAGGTGGGAGATGAATCGCCTTCGGACAAGGGACAGCTTACTTGCTATCTCGATTGTCCGACTGTTCGAGTGCATATTGAATGAGATAAATAATTGTTTGGGTACGAGTTGTGAAACCTTTCTTTTCTTTGAATTCGTCAATTCTTTTCAATAACTCTTTTGGATAACGCATATTTAAAACTTGTGACATTTTTTCACACCCCTATTGTGTATTAAAATAATACATGATATAATCAATGTATATTATAATAATACATAAATAAGGAGGTGAAAGCAATGTTAGTGAATAAAGCATATAAATTTCGTATCTATCCAAGCAAAGAACAAGAAATCTTCTTTGCCAAATCTTTTGGTTGTGTCCGTAAGGTCTACAATCTAATGCTTGATGACCGAAAAAAGGCGTATGAAGAAGTTAAAAATGATTCTTCTAAAAAAATGACTTTTCCGACACCAGCTAAATACAAGAAAGAATTTCCGTTTTTGAAAGAAATTGATAGCCTTGCTTTAGCCAATGCCCAACTTAATTTAGATAAAGCATACAAGAATTTTTTTCGGGATAAATCCGTTGGATTTCCACGTTTCAAAAGTAAGAAAAATCCTGTTCAGAGTTATACAACGAATAATCAAAATGGTACAGTTGCTTTGATTGATAGTAAATTCATCAAAGTTCCTAAATTGAAGTCATTAGTAAGAATTAAGCTTCATAGACAACCAAAAGGGATTATCAAATCTGCTACAATATCACGTCATTCTAGCGGTAAATACTATATTTCTTTGTTGTGTAAAGAAGAAATTATCGAATTACCTAAAACTAATTCCACAATTGGTATTGACTTAGGTATTATGGACTTTGCGATTCTTTCTGATGGACAAAAAATCGATAATAATAAATTCACGTCCAAAATGGAAAAGAAACTAAAGCGTGAACAACGCAAATTGTCTAGGCGTGCTTTATTGGCTAAAAATAAAGGTACCAATCTATTTGAAGCTAAAAATTATCAAAAACAAAAACGCAAAGTAGCTAGATTGCATGAAAAAGTAATGAATCAACGTACTGATTTTCTGAATAAGTTGAGTACAGAAATGATCAAAAATCACGATATTATCTGTATTGAAGACTTAAACACAAAAGGTATGTTGCGAAATCATAAATTAGCTAAAAGTATTTCTGATGTTTCTTGGTCAAAGTTTGTGACTAAATTACAATACAAGGCTGACTGGTATGGACGAAAAATCATCAAAGTAGATAAATGGTTTCCGTCTAGTCAGATTTGTTCAGAGTGCGGACATAAAGATGGCAAGAAATCTCTTGAAATTCGAGAATGGACTTGTCCTGTTTGTCATACTCATCATGATCGTGATATCAATGCTAGTATCAATATTCTGACCGAAGGTCTAAGACTACATTCTATGGGATTGGCTTAG